CCTCATATGCCAACTATACGAAAACGAGGAAAACGCTGGAGAGCAGAAGTAGCTAAAAACGGTGTGAGAAAATCCGGCTCTTTTAGCACAAAGCGAGAAGCTCAAGAATGGGCTTATGAAGTTGAAGATAATATAGACGATCTGAAATCAGGCATTCACTATTTGCATGAAGCTATAATTAGATACTCTGATGAAGAAAGCCCAAAACACAAAGGCAAGCGATGGGAGCAGATAAAGCTTAATAAGTTGCTCTCTGAAATACCAGACAGGCCATTAAGTGAGTTAGCTAGTGATGATGTAGTTAAATGGAGAAACGAGCGGTTAAAGCACGTATCTGAAAGCTCTGTAAGGCGTGAAATGGGGATATTTAATCAAGTATTAAACACAGCTGTTAAGGAATGGGGCTGGCTGGCTGTTAACCCATCAGAAGGCGTTAAGCGACCGCAAGAGCATAGAGCAAGGCAAAGGCTTATATCTCAAAAAGAAATAAACGCTATCACGCTTAATTTAGGTTTCACGATGGAAACCGATGTAACAATGAAAAAACAGGAAATCGCTATTATATTTTTAATCGCTATTGAAACGGCTATGAGGTCAGGGGAGATCACGTCATTAACTTGGAACCAGGTGGATTTAAAAAGGCGTGTAGTGTCACTGGATAAAACTAAGAACGGGGACAAAAGAGACGTGCCGCTAAGTATTCAAGCTGTTAAATTATTCAAGAAATTACCGACTAAAAAAGGGCCGTGTTTTACCGTTGCCAGTAATTCGTTTTCTACTATGTTTAGAAAGGCCAGAGATAGAGCGAATATTAAAGATTTACATTTTCACGATTCACGGGCTGAAGCATTAACCCGATTGTCTAAGAAGCTGGATATTTTAGAGCTTGCTCGGATGGTGGGCCACAGAGACCCCAGGTCATTAATGATTTACTACAGAGAAACCGCTGAAGAAATAGCTAAGAAATTGGATTAAGCTGCTTTTCTATTCTTAATAAAAAAATTCATTACTTCTGATTCATCCCATAAAGCCCCTTTGCCTGGAACTATAGGGCGAGGGAATCCTGTCTGCTTTACTATCCGCTCAAGCGTGTTTCGCCTTGTTTTTTTTATCAGCTTCGCTATATCGTCAACGTTTATTAGCTTCATATCTACCTCTTAGCCTGCTATGGTTGGTCTAGGTTTTTTAAATAGTTGTAAGCTTTATGATATTTTTCAATTCTATCTAAGTCTTTTTTGCGAATGCCTTTCATCCTGGTGACGTCTGAGTTATGCCTTAAGTCTTGTAACTTAACTAAAATTGCGTCTTTATTTGTACTCACTCTTCCAATATAGTCCCCATACTCTTCATTTTGTTTATGTGTTAGTTTCATTAACGCATTAATTACACGAGATGAAAAACCAGCGTCTTTTAAATTACAAAACGTCCAGCTTGTATCTTCTACAAGATCATGCAATACAGCAATTATCATTAACTCTTCATCGTTCATGTATTTCATTTTGTTCATCACATGCAGGCAGTGGAGAATATAAGGCTTACCGCCTTTATCAGTTGTTTTTTTAAATGCCTCTGATGTTATCGCTATAGCTGTGCCTAAGTCGCTCATCACTCCCCCTCGCGGCTAGCTGATAGGATCATCTGCATTAAGTTAACTATTATTTTCGGATGTATTTCAAAAACCTTTGCATTTGCTCTAAACTTCTTTGAACAAACTTCCCGCTGCTCCCTGCAAGCCTGTTCAACTGCTTCCGCTATTCGCTGGTCTAGTTCTGGCTTTGTGAATATTTGCATTACTTCTGATTGAACAGGGTGAAGATGTTCCAGAGCCTTAAGTGATGACTCTTTAATAAAGTCTAATACTTCATCAGGTAGCGAGTGGTTGTGCTTCCTTAAAAATACCCAGGCTTCTACTATGTCTTTTTCTTTAATCATCACTTCACCTCTATTGGGTAGTAGCTGTTACAAATAACAATACCGTCAAATGTTTTTCTTTGCTCAAATTTAGCGTAACTCTGATAGTCTTTTGGTTTTGCTTTAAACCTGTAACAATTTTCTCTAAACGTGCATTTATTGTTGGTACACATGGTTATATCAGGCATCACTTCACACCTCTAATAATCTTTTCAACATCACTTAATTTAACGTAAACCTCAAAGCCGTCACCTGGCAAGAGTAAATCAAGATTATTCATTTCCTGAATCAAAGCCTCTTTGTCTGTTAAGTTTAGTAAAATTCTTTCTACTTCTGATTCATGACAAGATGAGCAATAAGGCCCTGACAGATTGTCAGATGTTTCTATATGTAGAGAATCTTCACCAGCTCCAGCGTTACCAGTAGCCTCGTCGCACTCACAGCAATATTCTAATTCACTCATGCATCACCTATTCGCTGTTTTAAATATTTGAATACACGCTCAACCATCCGATATGATTTATCTGTTGATTCCCAATCTGCCTGCAAAGCTTTTTCGGCATATTCCAATAACTCTAACTGCTTTTGTTTAAGTTCTGATTCTGCATGAATCCCCATTACTTCTAAGGCTGAAGAGTGTGAGTTACACCCGTGGCCATAAGGGATTAATTGATTGCAACACGGGCATGTACTACTCATAACAAATCCTTAAATGTTTTCGCTGTTATCCATACAGCATCATCCATTGCTCTATTGTATTTTTTACTTTCAATATCATCCTTAGTGCTTTTCCATTCGTTCATTTCATCAATCAACCGCTTCTCAAGCTCTTGTAACTGGGCTTTGTGTTTATCCTGATCTTCTTTACGAGCCTGATTAATAAGCGTTACTGACATCTGTTTGCTTATGCTGTTATCTGCTAGGATGTATTTAACAGACCCTTCCGTATAGTTTTTCCACCAGTTCCCCCATAGTCCTCTATCAGAATTTTCAGATTTTGTCGCATAAATAACTCCATGAAATCCTTCGTGTTTCCTTAATAATAATCTTCCTCGTTCAATAACATCATGAACATCTTTTAGTTTCTCTGGCATAACCTCTGGCATATCTTTTTTCACTTCACTCTCCGTTGTTATTTGTTAAACCCATCGACTATAACTTAACTGAAACCATGCAAACCTAATGTACCAAATAGTATCCCCATCCTTTTTAGCCTGTTCAGAAATATGACAATTATTTGTAATACTTGGCCGCCAAAAACTAAACGGGGAAATAGATAAACTAATCCTTATCGCTCTAAGTGGGTAAGGGACGTAACGACTAAGCCCTAACCATTTAGGGCCATACGTTTTTAATAGTTTCACAATCATCTCTCCCATTTCTCACAACTATGATCATCATCCACATACACACTAAGCTGGTTTAATGTACAGTGAGAGTTAAGCTTGTTTCTGTAGCCGCATGTTTTGCAGGTTTCATATGCTGTTTTTGCCTTATCCCATGCAAAACTATGTGATGGAGATAGTTCGTTATTTTTGCAATAATCCATCATCCAATTCCATTGCTTAACCTTCATACCTTGTCGCCTCGATAAAGAACAGAGGGCCAATAGTTATCATCTTGCTTTACTTCATTTATTAATTTATAACCATTGCTTATCATCCTAGCTTCAATGTAATCTCTGACTATTTGTTCAGCTTGTTCGCTAGACACTTCGATCTTGCATTGTTCGATTAATTCTGATGGCTCACTCATACCTCACTCCAGTTAAACCACTTAAAATTGCCTTTAGTAGCAAAGAACGGCTGCATTAAAATTTTAGATATAGCTATTTGCTTTCTACTCATTTTTACTTTTCTGATTCTCATACCTCACCCCTCAATACCTGTTTAATACATTTGATAATAGCTGTACGGCGGTCTTTATCATAAACCATATGTATTCTACTAAAGGTTTCTGTATCAACTTGACAGCACACCCATGCCGGAGTTACTACAGTAGAATGCGAATATTCAATATCAATCTTCATCTTCTCAATCATGTCATTCAACTGAGTATCGTTATTAATAATGTCAAGAGGTGTCTTGTTATCAATATAATAATTGCCTGAATAATCGGTTAACTCCCAGCCCATATACTCAGCACAAGCTAAATTAAATTCCTTAGCTTCTTCATCTGTCATGTTATTCATTGGGTTTGTCCGTTATATTCTCTATATAATTAAATCCTTTCTGACGATAATACTTGCCTTCACCACCTAACCTATCAATCTCTTTGCCTGCCATAGAGAGAGATAACGAAAAATCATTAACCGTTTCCTTTAAATTTATTAACTGGCGTTCTAACCTCGCAGACTCTAGCGTTAAGAAATGATTCTTATCTCTAGTACAAGCTAGATCATTTTCTAGCATAGCTATCATATTTTTTTCATTCACACCCACACCTCATAAATAATAATTGAAAGTAAACCCATCACTTATCCTCTATTGTTAAACAGTCTTTAATGGCTTGTTAAGAAATAACCTCATAAAAATCATCGTCGCCACCAACAAACTTTAATTTAATTTCTTTTATGTTTTTTATACCCCAAAATCTAGGGTGTAAATTATATTTATTAGCCCAGCTATCTACTGCTTGATTCACCGTGCTTTCAAGCTCGTCTTGCTGTTTTTTATTACAATCAGGCCAGTCTATAGCGTGTTCGCCAACCTCGTCATAAGCACGCTCACCCATGTCTTCAGTCATTTCTCTAACAAAGCTAGACGCGCTAAATTTAACGGCTTCGCCTGAATGAATAACTCTAATATCGCCTACCTTTACATCTACATAATCAAACACGCTGTCAGCCGCTTCTCGCATATCTTCTGTATTGAAAATTTCTTCATCTGTACTGTAATAAATATCTGGCATAGTCTTATCCTCATCTTCATTCTATTGTCCGGTTAATGGGGTTAAACTAAGCAATCATTTTCCCAGTCTTTAATATCTTTCTTTAATCGGTTGTTTTCTTTTTCTAGCTCAATAATTCTAGTGCTCATTTTCTCAATACTGCATTGTCTCCATTCGCCATTAGGCTTTGACTGAAACATAAGAACGCCGTTTATTAATTTTTCTTTGTAGTACATTCTCTATTCCTCTGGTTATGGGTTACTGGCTAAATTCTTTATGCTGATATGTGCAAATACTTTCTACTGGGCATTCATCACACACTTCTGGATTGTTTATATCGTTTTGAATGCATCCATAAGAAGCCAGATAATTAAGGCCTTCAATCTTAATCTGTTTCCAAGTCGCAACCTCCTTGCATAGTGCATTAATAGTTTCCTCGGGTCTTAATTTAGCTTGCTTAGAAGCTTGTTTTAAATTGTCGTATTCTTCTTCTGTTAAGATATATTCCATAACCATCCCTCACCAATAAACAATAACCACTGGCGCACATACGGCCAGTAGGCCTAAATAAATCGATAGCTCAATTACAAGCTGCATTTACCCGCACTGCATAACAAGACGTGAATAAATAAATCTGTCATTTATTTTTGATTCTGTTTTATTCTTACCAAACTTGTAATAAATTAATCCGTATCTACCTATTCGACCCGTTTTGTGTATTACGCCTTTTGCGTACAAAACCCTTAAAAAATCTGATGCTCTGTTTTTTGATACGTCACATTTGCTCGATATATAGTTAGAATTAAACTCGCAAGTTATGCTTGATATAAGCGCATACATTTTGTCTGTCTGACACTTGCCAGCCTTTATAAAGCTATTGCCTGCTTTTCTTCTATACATGCTCATAATCTCTTAAAAAGAGCCGCCCAATTGGGGGTAGGGCGGCAATACGTGCGGAGTCATTGCACTCGGTTTAAAGATCGTTTAGTTTGTCGATCTTTGCATTCATTTCTTTTCTAAATGAATTAATTTCGGTTGTTATTTCTGATATAAAATCTTCATCACGTTCAACCCGTTTAATCCAAATATTTAGATCGTCCGGCATACGGGGGTCAAAACTTACAAAGTCACACCACTGGCGATTAGTGCAGGCCATTTGCCACTGCATTTGAGTTATGTATTTATTCGGCACTTTCTTTTTAAGAAGCGTATCAATGTGTGTTGCCGTGTTGGGGCATTTGATTTCTACAAGACCATCATCACTAATAATTCCATCAGGCGAAGCGCCTGCCATAATGACCGTTGGATGATCTACAAAACCAATCTCTAGTACTTCGCTATCTGTTAGGAATTGATAAGCGTTACGGGCTTGAGGCTCAGTCTCTGTGCCCCATTGCATGGCGGCACTACTAAAACTATCAGCTTTGTTTCCTGTTAAGGTTTCAGCGATTAATTGAGCCATGTAATTAGCTCTTGATGCTGAATAACCTGATTTAGTTTTAGCGATTACATCAGCAACGCGAGAGGCGGTAATTTTTCCTAACCTGGCATTAAACCAATCATCAGAGCCTTGTATTATTTCTGCTGAATTTTCCATTATTTGCCTCGCTTCATTTCTAGCAATTTAATAGCACGGCTGTATTCTGTATCTCGGATTGTTTCAATAGATTTAACCTGTAGATATTTAAAGAAGTTCGGCATATTTGCGTTTACCTCGTCGGCTAAAGCTTGAATATTTGCGGCCTGTTCATCAGAAATGTATTTAATAGGATTCTGAATGTTTCCATCCGTGTCCATATCGCTAGAAGCCAGCCCTAAAATTGCAAACAAGGTGTAACGTTCTAAATACGAGATAGTTGAGCCAATAGCTTGAATGCTATTTTTACTCCCGCTTGTCTCTGCTGCTGCTGATAATGATGTGCTTTCAGCATGTCCATCTATGTGGGTTACTGTGCAAATCACTTTTGTTTCTTTGTCGATTTGCTCTGTTTTCCATGAGTGTGACAACCCGTGATCTGATAGAGTCATTTTGATTTGCTGGATGGTTTCAGCTAGGCCAGCGTATTTGCAGTTATGACCCTTGCGAGTTTTAGATATATCTGGACAATCTTCACGAAACTTTGTCATTGCAGAAATGTAAGATTTTTTAGCTTGTCCGGCCTCCCATCTTTCCTGTAAATCCATTAGTTTTTGCATCTTATCTAAATCAGCGCCTTGCTCCATTGCCGTTTGAAGCATTGCCATAGGTGTAACTTCTTGCTTTGCAAGAACGGTGCTATTTTCATTCTTTACTAAATTTTTCGCTTCCATCTTCTCGACTCCAATTAAATTTGCGGATTTTTCTCAAACAAAAACTTAAACAAGCTTTTGCGCGGCTTACGTGTTGCCATTGGTTTAGTTGCTCCGGCCATAAAGCAACCTAAAAGGTAAACAAACAGCAGGTAAGCGAAGGGTAAAATTGTTAGTAGTGCGTCTTTCATTACTTGATTACCTCTATGAATTCTTTAGCTATGTATTTGTAATGTGATTCATCACCAGAATGGGCATTAAAAGCAGTTTCACTTAATCTGTATGCATAAGGCTGTATATCTTCATTCTTTAGGCAATTCACATAAATAACCTCTGGCTCTGGCTTTATGCGGTATTCATAATGATCGCTAAATTCATAAACTGATTCTGCGTCCCCACAAGCAGACCAGTCTTCATGCGTGCCAATTTCTCTAAATTGAATAAATTTGCCTTCACCAAATGCCTGAATAATCGGTGCTAACTCTTTAGCTCTTTCTCTGTTCGTGATTTCGCCCCCATTGCAGCCAAATCCTTGCTAGTACCTTCAAACTTTGTAACGTCATTGTTTGATCTAAACGACTTTAACCACTCAATTCCATTGTGATAAAAAGCAAAGTGATTACGGCCTATTTTGTAAAATAAACCGTCTATTAAATATTCTGCTCCGATTGGCATTCCTAACCCTCCCGATTAAGTGAGATATAAGAAACAAGGCCGGCGTTATGAATCTTTTTAAATAATCGGCCAATTTCTAGCTCATCATTTGAGTTAATCGCCATTTTCATAAGCTGATAAAATTCCGTTTCGTTTTCATCCATTACAAAGTCAGTCATTAATGACCAAAGCTCATTAGTGCTAGAGCAAAGCTTGTCTAAAACTTCTTGATCTGCATCAACTGTGTATTTTGTTTCGTCCTGATAATCGCTTTTGATTTGGTCGCGGTACAACTCAGGATATAAGCTAAGTTCTTGCAGATTTTTCTTAATATCTACGCTGTTGAATATTTCCATTTCTGACTCCTGCTGTTTTTGTGTTTTGCTTTAACTTGAGATAAGTATAACCAATAGTTGGATTCGTGTCTATAACCAATAGTTGGATTTATTGAAATAATTTAACAATTGGTTAGTTTTCAGGTGGTTAGAAATGAATTTATTTTTGTTTCAGGCAATAAAAAGCCCCATTGATAGGGGCGTGTTTTTGATTAAATCAATTAATGACCGCTTTAAGATAGCATTAATTAGCCTTTGTATTTTCTTCAGTTGTGTACTCTGGCGCGGCGGCCTCTGCTGTACCTGTAATTATGCGTTTTGCTGAGTTGCTTGACTCTCTATATAGCTCTATAAGCCGTATTTCTTCTGCTGTAAAAGGCTCTCTACCGTTGATTAGCCAGTCAATAGACACGTTCAATAATGTGGCTATCTTAGCCAGGGTGTCGGTGCTTGGTAGTTTTTCGCCATTCCTATAGTTATAAACCATAGTACTGCTAACACCCAGTATCTTGCCTAAAGCAACGGCTGGCTTTGGCATATCAGCATCTATACATGCTTTTTTAAAGCGTTCTGCAAATTCTAAATATCTCATTTTCATATTATGAACTCAATGAATCCAACATTTAGTTGGAATTGCGCTTGCATTAATCCAACCAATAGTTATAATCAAATCATGAAAACACAAAATCTAATTACCAAAGCAATTGAAATTGTCGGTCTATACGATCTGGCGAATACCTGTGGCCTGTCTTATCAAGCCGTTAAAAAGTGGGAGAAAGCAGGCCGCTTGCCTCGCACTGAATGGACTGGTGAAACCTCATATTCAGTAAAGATCGAAAAAGCCACTAACGGGGAAGTAACCCGTGAAGAACTTTTAGACCTTAAGGCTGCATAAACATGAATAGTGAGCGATTCGAAAAATACAGAAGAAACATTTTTGAATCTGGCGCTAGAAACGCCCATTCGATTGTTTCTTGTCATGTAAGACATGGACTGCTCCCAAAGCCTAGTGAATTTAAGTGTGCCGATTGCGATAAACAGGCGGAAGCTTACGATCATAGGGACTACAACAAGCCTCTTGATGTTGAGCCGGTTTGTCGCAGATGTAACAGTCTGAGGGGAAAGGCTATTCCCTCCGTAATTAAATACAGCGTACCACCTACAAAGAAATACCTGAGAGTCACAGAGGTTATTGGCTTTTTTGGCAGTAGAGAGCAAGCCGCTATAAAAATTGGTGTTTGCACTGTTTCTATTAGAAATTGGATTCATTACCTACCTACCGATAGAGCTGAACAAGTTGAAAGATTATCTGGCGGAATACTTAAGCCAAAATTAGAACCTTACGATTTATAAAACTAAACCAGTCGATTCGTCGTCTGGCTTTTATTTGGCCTCAATAAGCCTTTACAAGTGAATACAAGCAATCTGGAGCGACATGGTGGAACAGTTACCCCTTTATCACGAAGACATCTATGAAGCCATTAGAACGGCAATACAGGCGCTTGGAGGCGCTAAAAAAGTCGGCTCAACTCTTTGGCCTGACAAATCACCCGACAAAGCAGGGGAGCTTTTAAATAACTGCTTGAACGTAACAAGAAACGAAAAATTAGACCCTGAACAGGTTTTATTTTTAAGCCGTGAAGCTAAGAAAATCGGCTGTCATTCAATCGCAGATTATTACGCTGGCGACTGTGGTTACAAGTTAATCCCAATTGAACCAAAAGACGAAATGGCAGAGCTTCAACGTCAATTTATAGAAGCTTCAAAAACAATTCAGAAGCTTTCACACCAGATAGAGAAAACAACTTTAAAGGCGGTTTCATGAAATTATCAGACAAAAAGCGCGAGCATTTAATAAATTTTTTAATGGATGCAGCAGAAGACGAAGACCTGAAAGACCATAGAAAACAATTTAATGAAACCGCAACAATTTTAATCAACGGACGATCAATTGAGCAAGTTAACAAAATGGAAATGAAGCAATTCGGGCGGGTAATGGGGTAACAGTAATGGCCGGTGACTGGATAAAAATCGAAAAATCTACACCTGATAAGCCAGAGATTTTGAGAATAGCGCGTTTAAGCCATATTTCTAAAGATGAAGCCTTTGGAAAAGTAATGCGTTTTTGGATGTGGCTTGATGCAAATTCTGTAGACGGTGTTGTAGACGGTGTTGTAGGCCGTGATGTTGACATGCTTGTAGATTGTGATGGGTTTGCTGCATCACTTGTTTCAGTTAATTGGTTAGAAATTGATGAAGAAAACGAAAAAGTAATAATTCCAAACTTTGAAAGGCATAACGGACAAACCGCGAAGGAGCGGGGTTTAAAGAATAAAAGGCAGGCAAATTGGAGGAAAAAAACTGTAGACGCTGCACCGTCTACTGATACGTCTACCAGAGAAGAGAAGAGAAGAGTAAAAGAAATAAAAGAAAAAATGTTTAATCAGTTTTGGTCAGTCTGGCCTAAAAAAGTTGGGAAAGACCCAGCAGAAAAATCATTTTATAAATTACCCGTTGACGAAATTCTATATGCAAAAATTATTAAAGCGGTTAAGTCTCAATCCATAACGTGGAATGACTCGCAATATATCCCAAACCCTGCGACTTGGTTAAATCAAAAACGCTGGAACGATGAATTAGACGGAAGCAAATCAAGTTTTTCTCAGGAGGACTTAGCCGAATGAATCCCATAGATATTTTTATTCAACGTCTTGACGGTCTGCGAGGTTCTAACGGACGTTATCAAGCAAAATGCCCCGCACACGAAGACAGAAGCCCGTCACTGTCCATCAAAGAGGCAACCGATGGCAGAGTGTTAATTCACTGTCATGCTGGCTGTGAAGTCGCTGACGTTGTTGAAAGCGTTGGCCTTGAGTTAGGTGATTTATTCCCCGACGACACAAGATCAAAACCAATTCCACAGAAACAAGATTTTGAAGGTGAAAAGTTTTATATCGACTTAGCGCGAAAGGTTAAATCTAACGGCCTGCATCTTGACCCTATCACCATGAATCGGGTGGAGCTGGCAATGCACAGACTTGAAACAGGTCGCAAGCTAGGGGTGATTTCATGAACGCCCAACTATCACGAGAAGACAAGATTTTTGCTGATATTGATCGGATGATGATTGATTCAGCTGAAATTGATAAATACGAAACCAATGATTTCAACGATCAAATTGCACCTATCGCAAATATGAGGGAAAACGTTTTAGATTTTCTCTACGGGGATAATCAAGTATTTGGTTTAAATCTTCCGTGGTCTGACTTTGACGAAAAAATACAGTTTCGACCTGGCGAGCTTTCAGTCTGGAACGGCATAAATGGACACGGTAAAAGCTTGTTATTAAATCAGGTAATGATCGGATTTATGAAGCAAGGCGCAAGGGTGGCAATAGCCTCGCTGGAATTAAAACCGGAAGAAACAATAGTTCGTATGGTTTCTCAAAGTTTCGGGATTAAGAAGCACGAGCTAAAAGAAAAAGCGGTAGAGGAATTTTTCACTAAAGCAAATTTAAAGCTGTGGCTGTACACCGAAACCGGAGACATGAAGCCGGAGCGCGTAAAAGCTATGGCGCGTTATGTCAGAGAAGAATTAAAAATAGATCACCTTGTCATTGACTCGCTAATGAAATGCGGAATTTTAGAAGGTGATTATGCAGGCGAAAAAGCTTTTATAAACTCACTTCAAAATATAGCCAAAGATACAGGCTTGCATATTCACCTAGTCACGCACTCCAAAAAACAAGCAGATGAACACGCGAACATAGGCAAATTTGATATTAGCGGTTCGGCTGCATTATCGAATATTCCTGACAATGTTTTGACGGTTAAACGAAATAAGAAAAAAGAATTAGATATTCGTGTTGATGGTGAGAATTATGATCTTCTGAAAAAGCATGATGCTTTCATAGTTTGCGACAAGCAAAGACACGGAGACTGGGAAGGAATTATAGGGCTTTATTTCCATGAATCGGGCATGTACACCCGACAGCAAGGGAGACATATGCCGTTATGGTAGATCGTGAAAAGCAAAAAGAAGAAAACCGAAAAAGAATGCCTGTTACAGCTTCAATAGTAGACGATTTTAAAAAGCTATTTGGTGAAGTAAAAGTTATCTCAACTACGGAGGTGAAACGTGGAACTAACTAAGCAGCATAAAAAGATTTTGCAGGCAATGAGCCGCCGGAGAACGAAAGGCTACACACGCCAAGAGCTTGAGCATAAAACGGGAATTAGATGCGGAACTATGTGCAGAAGGATTTACGAGCTAATAAATGATTTTCATTTGGTGAAATTTGCTTTCAAACGAAAGTGCCAGCATTCAGGTGAGAAAGTCGAAGCATTAAAAATTGTAATTTAGGAGATAGAGAAATGAAAAAAAACGCATTAATGATGGCGGCAGTATTGGGCATGACTCAAGTATTTAATCCAAAATTACCTAGCCTTCAACCGACAACTAAAAAATCAAGTCGAGTTATTACCCTTAATCCATATATTAAAAAAAGCAAAAGAAAATATTCATGCCTCAGAGATATAACAGAGTTAATAAAAATGAAAAATTCAAAATATATGCCGCACCAAGGAAAGCAAGAATGCGCCCGAAGAGTCAAGCAACGACTAAAGCTTGAAGCAAAGCAGTCTAAGCAGATTGCAGATGATAATTGTTTTGCATGTGCATAAAAGCAGCTTACAAAACAAAACCAGTAAAAGGCGGGTATGTGATCGAAAGGCCGGACGGTTCCAAAGTTGACAATCACATATTTAAGTTTGAGTGGCAGGCCGAAAGGCGGTTATCAATTATCAAAGCATTTGGGTGGTGTAAATGAAGGTATTGAATTTATATGCAGGGCTTGGCGGGAATAGAAAGCTATGGGGGGGGTAGAAGTGACCGCCGTTGAATACACTCAAGACATAGCTGATGTTTATAAGCTTTTGCACCCTAACGATACGGTCATCGTAGCTGATGCCCACCAGTATTTATTAGACCACTATCAAGAGTTTGATTTTATATGGTCTAGCCCACCATGCCAAAGTCATTCGAGAATGATTAGATCAGGCAGAAACAGAAAGCCTCGCTATGCAGATATGAAGCTTTATGAAGAAATATTGTTTTTGCAGCACAACTTCGACGGCCTATGGGTGGTTGAAAACGTAAAGCCATATTACGAGCCATTAATTAAACCAAAAGCTATAGGGCGTCATATGTTTTGGGCTAACTTTGATTTTGATGAAATTGAAGAACCAAAATTTAAGAATTTTATAAATAAGCAAAACCTAAGCGCAAAACAAGAATTAATGGACTGGCTAGGAATTCACTACGAAAAGAATATTTACTATGAAGGCAATCATTGCCCGACTCAGATTTTAAGGAATTGCGTACACCCGGCTATAGGCGAGCATTTATTTAATTCAGCATTTAGTGATAACCAGGTTAAAGAAGATCAAATAGATATGTTTGAGGCGATGCAATGACAGAGCAAAAACCAGAAAAGCAAAAAACCTGCTCAGAGCCAGGCTGCGACAGAAAGCTAACAAAAGAGCATACAACCATATGCGAGCATTGTTTAGAGACTGCAAGGGCTTCTTTGTTTCATCGGTGCGGGGTGAAGAAATGAAAGGGTATGTAGTTTTAGCGCTCAGTACAAAACAAAAAATTTCAGTAAGTAATTGTCATCCTCCATTAGAGCAAGAGATAACAATGTGCTTTGCCGATGGGATGATCGGTTGCTTACCTGTATTTGATTCAATGGAAGCGGCTGAAAAGTACGCAAATGGTAATCAAATATTTGAGATTGAAGGGGTGAATAAATGACTGATAAGCGAACTATTAAACAAAACAAATCACTTCACAAATACTGTGAATTATTAGCCGAATCTCTAAACGAGGCAGGGCTAGACATGAAAAAAGTGTTAAAGCCCGGCATTGATATTCCGTGGACAAAAGAAAGCGTTAAAAAGCATTTATGGAAGCCGATTCAAGAAGTCATGCTAGACAAAGAATCCACAGCCGAAATGGACACAAAAGACCCTAGCGAGATTTATCAGGTTTTAGACCGGCATATTTCAGAGAAATTCGGAGTGCATATTCCGTGGCCTAATCGTGACAATGAATATTTTGAATCTATGGGGATTAAGTAATGGAACAAATAGCAATAGCAATTACAGGAGTAGTCGCAATCTGGCTAACTCAAGACCATAGAGAAAACTGGAGAAAGTACGCCTGTTTATTTGGTTTAGTCGGTCAACCTTTCTGGTTTTATTCAGCCTATAGCGCGGAGCAATGGGGAATATTTATCCTCTGTGTTTTTTATACATGGGCTTGGTTTAAAGGGTTTAGAAATCATTGGATGGAGGCTAAGTAATGAGAGAGATTAAATTTAATGTGATATGGAAGGATACAAAAACAGGTCGAATGTTTAATAGGTGTTATACGCTAGATAAATTAATACAAGGCGATCATTTTGATGAAACATCAGACAGCCCTTTAATGCGCAATTATGTCGAGTTAGTGAAACGGCAATACACAGGACTCAAAGACAAGAACGGTACTGAGATATATGAGGGGGATATTGTAAATCACTCAAAGCAATCAGCAATATTCGGAGAGGTTAAATACTTTGAAGGTGGGTTTGTCGTTGGTGTATCCGCTTGTGACTTCGCACTTATGCAGTTTAATTGCCCTAAGTTTGTTGAAGTAATCGGAAACATACACGAAAACCCAGAGTTATTAAGCAATGTTCCAAAAGCAAAATAACTGGCGGAACAAAAAATATACTGATTGGGTTAAAACTCAATACAGCATTATTTCAGGTATGCCAGCAGACGACCCTCACCACATTATGGGTCATGGGTTAACCGGCGGAACTAAAGCCCCTGATTGGGCTGTGATTCCACTCACAAGACAAGAGCATACAGACTTTCACAACACCCCTATAAATATTTGGGAAGCTATGTACGGCTCTCAGGTTGATTTATTGATGCAATTTTGGCGGGACAACTTTGAAGAAATTCGGGAGTTTATGAAGTAATGGCAAATTCTCACAAAGAAGACGACGAGCAAAAGGCTTTAATTCAATGGGCTAACGCAACAAAGCAAAACAGGGAAAGCATAGGGGCGTATTTATTCGCAATTCCAAACGGAGGCAGGCGAAACCCAAAAGAGGCCAAAAGATTAAAGTCACAAGGCGTTAAAGCGGGCGTATCTGATTTGTTTCTACCTCTGGCACATGGTGGCTATATAGGTTTATGGCTTGAGATGAAATCAGCACTGGGAAAGTTAACCGACACGCAAGAAGACTGGTTATTAAAAATGGAAAAACAGGGCTATGAGATCGCTGTTTGTTATAACTGGATGCAAGCAAGGGATACGATTAAAAGGTATTTAGGGCTACCACAAACACAGGTGATAAATGACCGAAACTAGCATGAGCTACTACTCAGACCCTGAAAGGGTGGCACTTAATGAAGAGAAGGGGAGGCTTAAAGTTCAGGAAGGCTGTTTAGTTTGTGAGCATCGAGACTTAGCCGTTATCTGTTTTGAGAAAAGAATTTGCGGGGAAGGGCATTCGCCAGATAAGGGTAAGAAGTATTGTAAGTATTGGGAGCTAGAATCATGTTAAAACATATAGACCATTTAGCAGAAGATTGGGCGCATGATATACAAACCATAATGGAAAGATCATGCTTAAATTATCCTAACGCCTCATCTATTGCTCGAATTAATGAGGGCGGCTCTCAAGTGCCTGGCTCTAAATGTCCTGAGATGTTTACAACAGGAAGAGTCACAGCTTTTCATATAATCTATAAAGATTTATCAAATAAGCATAAGAAGATAATTTATAAGCGTTATGTAAAATTAGAAAAATTAAATAGCCGTGAATATCATATTTGCGGAGCCATCCACAGAAGCATAAACAATAAATTAATCGAGATAAAAGAAAATTTAAAAAAAGATGAAATAATACTTCCAATACGGGGAAAAATAAGGTCTAATTATGTTTAAGTGGTATTTTTAACCACGAAATAAAAAGCTCTTCCTTAACAGGCAGGGCTTTTTTTATGTCAGAAATAAAGTAAGTCAAAAAAACACAGACAAGGAGTCGGCGGGATTAAGCGCCCCGTTTTTCCGGTTCGAGTCCGGTTCAAATTCATAGCCTCGTTACTTTTTAAGTGCGGGGTTTTTTATTGCAAAAAATTCACTGTCGAGATGACAGCGAGGACGAGATTATGAGTAGCGGATTTATACCATTTCATAGAGGTTCGGATGCTCCAGGCGTCACGCTTCGTCAAAGGGTTGCTGGAAGTTCTGCTCATGTGGCAGATGGATTTAAGCCTTCAAGCTATGACGCTGATTTAACTATGGACGGAACCGCGCAGGCGGTGGCTATTGCTTCTGGCGCGGGTCGTGTTCGGATTTACAATCAAGGCGCAACTACTGAATCTATACGTTTTGCTTTTGGCGCAAGCGCAGCAGATGCACAGGCAAATCTAACAATAGTTACAGCAGCAGCAACGACAGGAATTTTAATACCTGCTCAAGCTGATAATGCTAGCCAATGCCTTCAAGTCTTAGGTATCCCAGAAGAAGCAACACATTACGCGGTAGCAAATACAGTGGCAGCAGATGTGCAAGTTGTTAACATAATACAGGGCGCTTAATTATGGCTATCGGAGATATTACATACATAGATGACAGGGCAACAGGCGCAAACGATGGCTCAAGCCCTGAAGATGCTTATACAGACCCTTCTAGTATTGGTGGTGGCTCTTTAAGTGCTGGAGAGATAGTAGATTTTGCCGAAGGTTCAGGCCCATATATAAGGTCAGCGCTTATCGCTACAAAAGGCAATGGGACAGCAGCTAATCCGGTTATATGGCGCGGGAATAAATGCGAGATAAATTGCGGGATAGATTTAAGCTCTATAGCTGGTGGCGAATGGCATTTAAGTCCAGCAGGAACCAATGAGTTTTATTTCACTGGGGCAGGCGCAACTGACCCGTTAATTTCAACGCCAGATTCGTCAACCGTGGACGGTCATTATTATGAGCGATCTTCAGAAGACGATGATTATCAGCGCGGAACTGTAGGCAGTTTAACGAATGGCCAGTTAGGTTACGGCTCAAATGCAGAAATAGCCTTCAATACGGTACACGTTCGTTTTGATGATCTAACGCCATTAGATCACACGGTTATATGTTCTCAGAATAATTTTGCTTTTGACGGAAACCACACTGACCAATTATTCACAGGCTTTATGTTTAAATATTGCAATGGTTATCCAGTAAGCGCAAGAGGCGCAAGCGGAACGTGGATAGTTGAAAACTGCGTATCAAGATATGCCGACGATCAAATGGCAGCGTCAACAGCAGTAGGCGCTTTGGTTGTTAGAAACTGCATAGGTTTCTTTACTGGTCATAGATTAGCAACAGTCACTAACGCGGCTGCTAACTTAAGTTGTTATAACAATATAGCTATTAAATCACATATATTCGCATTAACAGCAACAGCAAGCACAGCAACATTAAATGTTTATAACAATATTGGTTATAAGTTAACGTCTGGTGTTTTGGATACAGCAGAAGCCGCAGGAATAACGGTAAATGAGGATTATAATTTTTGGTACGTTGACTGGCCTGCAAGTGCAGCAGCTACGCCTTTGGATTATTCTCTAGGGGGTAGCCCAGTTTGGACAACCACAGGCGCAAATTCAATACCCGCATCATTAAGCACTAGCACAACAAATACACTTGCCGAAATGGGAGCGGGTGGAAGCTTCTTACCATTATTGAGTGACCCCTTAGCTGATTTAGATAATGTAAGTGACGACACATTGTGGAATCTAATGATAGCGAATGACTCTTCAATGATTGGGAAAGGCGGCGCTTATTGGGGAACAGGCCCAAATCCGGTAGATATTAACGGAGAGCCTTATTCTAATATTGACACGGACTTAGGCCCTGTTCAGTCATTCTATGGCCCATTCCACCCAGTAAACCTATAACCCCGAAAGGGGGTTTTAATGCCTGTTAAAAGAGAAGAAAATGAAATTCGATAGAACATTACAGGCTTTATCACAAGACAGGTTAAAGGCCGTACAGAACGAAAACGCAGTATTAACTTATTCCGTTAACTGGGGGCCGCAAATTGATACTAATACAATCAGCACAAGCACCTGGACAAGTGAAGACAATATAACTATAGCAGGCGAAGCAAATACAACATTAACAGCTTCAGCGACATTATCCGGCGGCGTTGGCACTCATCGAGTAGTAAACAAAATCACCACATCAGACGGACAAACAGACGAGAGAATTATTATTTTAACTATATTAGAGAATGATGATTATTTGAGGGATTATGAGTAAGGACAAACTAACAGATAAACAAGCTTTGTTTGTTAAAGAATACCTTATCGATTTGAATGCAACTCAAGCCGCAATTAGGGCCGGATATAGCGAAAACACTGCACAAAAAATAGGCTCTGAAAACCTCTCAAAACCACTTATTGCCGATGCAATAGCCAAAGCAATGACTAAGCGCACAGAAGAGCTTGAAATAGATGCTAAATGGCTGCTTAAACGCTTAGTAGATGAAGCTACAGCAGACATTGCAGATTTATACACTGAAACAGGTGGATTAAAGCCCGTTCATGAGTGGCCTAAGATTTGGCGACAAGGTTTAGTCGCAGGCTTAGAGAGTCAGCAACAGTTTGAATATATCGACGGTGAAAAGGTTCCTGATGGTTATCTAATGAAAGTCAGGTTATCAGACAGAGTTAAACGAATTGAAATGATTGGAAAACATATAGATGTTCAAGCGTTTAGTGAGAAATCAACGGTAGTTATTAAAGATGAGCGAACAATGTCAGACGGAGAACTCGAACGTATCGCCGCAGGTAGCAGCGCGGGAACTTCTAAACAGGCGGATAGCTCGGAAAAATTACACTAGTTATTGTGAGTACGTGGCTTCTGATGAACCGCCAGATACACATCATAAAATATTATGTGAAGCATTAGACAGGGTTGTAGATCATCAGTTAGGGCTAGAAAACGGCATTAGAAATCTTATGATTTTCATGCCTCCAGGTTCGGCAAAGTCAACTTATGCAAGCGTAAGGTTTCCCGCTTATTACTTAGGCAGGCTTGGAAAGAAAAATATTATATGTGCTTCTTATGGCGAAAAACTAGCAACAGCATTCGGGCGCAAAGTTCGGAATTTAGTTGCATCAAATGAAAGTCATAAATTATTTCCTGATTTAGTTTTAACTCAAGATTCGCAAGCAAAGGGCGAATGGGAAACTGAAGAAGGCGGCACTTATTTTGCTGTAGGTGTTGGCGGTGGTGTTACTGGTAGGCGTGGTGATTTAGGGCTAATTGATGACCCTGTTAAGGGCAGAAAAGAAGCTGATAGTGACACAGTAAAACAAGACACTTGGAACTGGTATAACTCAGACTTTTTAACTCGTTTAAAGCCCACAGCGGCACAAGTGATTATACAGACTCGATGGGTTGATGACGATTTGTCAGGAAGAATATTGCCTGATGATTGGAATGGTGAGAGCGGTATATTTACAGGAAAAGAAGGCAAGGAATGGCATGTTATCTGCCTGCAGGCTGAAGCTAAAGAAGGCAAAAATGACCCGTTAGGTAGAAAGCCTGGCGAATGGTTGTGGCCTAAATGGTTTACCCCTGAATACTGGAAAGAAACAAAAGCAGCGGTTCAGAAAAGTGACTCCAGAACATGGAGCGCCTTATACCAGCAAACGCCAACAGCAGACGAAGGGACTTACTTTAAGCGCGATTGGTTTAATCGTTATCCGTTAGGCGATCACCCTAAATATATTACAAAGTTTGGCGCTAGTGATTATGCGGTTACTGATGACGGTGGAGATTATACAGAGCAAGGCGTAGCAGGTTTATGTCCTGAAAGTAATCTTTATATGATTGATTGGATTTCTGGACAAGTAGAGTCTGACGAGTGGGTTGATGACTTGCTCGATTTAACTAAAAAACATAACCCTGTTATTTGGGGTGCTGAAGTAGGCCAGATTAAAAAATCAGTTTCACCCTGGCTTAACAAGCGAAGTTTAAAAAGAAAAATATTTATTGACCTTGAGCCAATGTCACACGTTGGAGACAAGGCGGCCAATGCGCGATCTTTTCAAGCAATGGCAAAACTAGGAATGGTTTATATCCCCATTTGTGATTGGGGCGATGAATTAATAAGGCAGTTAGTAAAATTCCCAGCTGGCGCTTTTGACGACAAAGTTGATGTATGCGGATTAATGGGCCGATTGATAGACAAGGTTTACGAAATATCACCACCGGACAAACCGAAAGAAGAAAAACACGACGATTATGATGATTTTGACAACGACGAAGGCGATGACTGGAAAACTGTATGAATGATATTCACACTAAGCTTGTCCAGTATGTGGAAACGTTCTTCGAGCATACCTTGTTGGGCCATTCAGAAGCTCGCACACGTCGAGATTATTACAACGGGATACAACATACAGCGGAAGAAGTTGCGACTCTTAGAAAGCGAAAACAGCCTGTAGTAACTGACAACCGCATTAAGCGCAAAGTTGATTATTTATTAGGTGTTGAGCGTCAAACGCGTACAGACCCTAAAGCATTCCCACGCACACCAGATGACGACGAATCAGCACAGGTTTTCACTGATGCTATTCGCTTTGTTTGCGATAACAACGACTGGGACATGGAGCGTTCAGAATCGTTTGATTATTTATGTGTTGAAGGTATCGAAGCGTACATGATCGACGAGGGAGAAATGGGCGGCGAATCTCAGATTATGCCCAAACATATCCCGCATAATCGGTTTATATATGACCCTCATTCAACAGATAGATACTTTAGAGATTCGAAGTATCTTGGTGTTATCACATGGATGGACATAGAAGACGCTAAACAGATGTTTAAGGGTAAAGAAGAGGTTTTAAATGTTACCCCAACACAAACTAATTCATCTTTTGACGATAAGCCTAATAATGCTATATGGATTGATTCAAATCGTAAGCGGGTAATGATTATATTACTGGATTTCTTAGAGGCTGGCGTTTGGCATAGAGGGTTATTTACTAAAGAAGGAATGTTATTTAAAGCAGAGTCTTCGCGTTTTCTTGACGAGTATGGACAACCAGAAAGCAATATTGTAGCGGGTGGTGCGTTTATAGATCAGGATAACGACCGTTACGGCATTGTTAGACAGATGATTTCTGCACAGGATGAAATTAATAAGCGTCGATCTAAATATTTGCATTTACTTTCACAGCGTCAAACATATGGCAATCAAAAAGCCGTTGAAAATGTAAATAAAGCCAAAACTGAAATGGCTAAACCTGATGGGCATCTTGAGTTGCAAGGCAACGCCCAATTAGGGCAAGATTTTGGTGTTCTTCCTACTGGCGACATGGCAATAGGCCAATTTAACCTACTTCAAGATGCACTAGGCTCGATTGAAGGTATGGGGCAAGGGGACGTTGTAGGCTCAACCGCTTCAGGTCGTAGTAAAGAGATTTCGCAGAATTCAAACCTTATCGAGTTAGGCCCGTTATTAGATACGCATAGACAAGTTTCTAAGCTGGTTTATAAGCAGATATTTAACAGAATAAAACAATCATGGACAGGTCGTAAATTTATCAGAATAACTGACGATGAAAAGAACGTTAAATTCTCAGAATTAAATAAGCCAATGACAAATGCGGATTTAGTGATTGAGAAACTAGGACAGGAAGAAGGGCAGAAAGTTATTGCTCAGTATCAAGGTGACCCACGACTTAACCAGGTGGTAGAAGTTAGAAACGCGCCTGCTCAGGTTAACGTCGATATTATTATTGAAGATGCGCCGGACGTTGCAAATATTCAGGCTGAACAGTTTGAAGAGCTGGTAAGAATCGCGCCAAGCTACCCGGAAGAGGTTAAGTTCAAGCATATCCTGCAAATGTCAACGATCAGAAACAAAGATCAAATACTTGAAGACATGAACGGCGGTGACGAAGAGCAGCAAGCTTTACAGCAGAAAGTTATTGACCAACAAAACCAGATTAAACAATTAGTAACTGAGTTAGAGCTAAAAGGGAAAGAGGCCAAGATTAACCTTGATAAAGCCTCGACTAGAGAAAAGGAAGCAAGAACAAAGCAGATCGCAATTGAAACCGAAGCCCAGGAAATAGAAAACGAAATAGCCGTTGAATCGGTGGGCATGGTGTTTAAATAAATTGTCGTGATGACATGAAGTCCGTTTGAATAGGACAGCCCTTTCAGTAGGGTATTAATTTAAGAAGTCGCTTAATTGCGGCTTTTTTTATGCGCGTAATAAACGCAACACGCCTCCGGTGAAATCGGGAGATAACCGCCTACGGGTTTACGGTAGATAAGGGTGAGAAAATGACTGATGAATTAGAAGAATTTTTAAATGACGAATTAGGTGAAGAAACTAACGAAGAAACCACTGAAGACGTGGTAACTGAGGAAGAAGAAACGCCTAAAACTGAAACGGTAGACAAAGAAGAGGAAGCGCCTACGGCTCCTGAAGATGAAGCTAAACCAGAAGACAAAACGCCCGAAACTATGCCTATGTCCGCCTTTATGGGGATTAAAAGCGAAAACAAGGAATTAAAGCAACAGCTAGAAAATTTAAAAAATTCTACGCCGCAACAGCCGAAAGAAGAACCGGACTTTTTTGAAAATCCTGATGAAACGCTCGCGCAACATCGTCAACAGATTCGTAATGAAACCTCTGAGCTTATAGCTAGAGATAAATACGATGACTTTGAAGAAAAAGCGCAACGTTTTGGAGAGATGCTGCAAGAAAATCCGGCCTTACTAGCGCAAATGAATACTCAGTATAACCCTGCTGAATTTGTATATCAGACAGCAACCAAAGACATGCAGTTGCAGGAAATTGGAAGCATTGAAGATTACAAAGCTAAATTAGATGCAGAGTATGCAGAAAAAATCAAAGCGTTTGAAACAAAGGCTAATACTGCTGAAATTCCGCCCTCAATGGTGGACGTTCGATCAACAGCAGGAAGTAAAGCCCCTGTATCGAATAATCTTCTAGACGAAATATTTCCCGATTAATAACGAAGAGTAAGCACTGTCGAGACGACAGCGCACCTTCCCTAAGATGGAGGCCGAATCATGGCTGAAACAACTACAAGCGCAGCCCTAAGCGTAGAACAATGGGAAAACAAGGCGCATAAAGCGTATGTTCGTGGCAACCGCTACGCACGCTATATGGGCAAAGATGAAAATGCAATTATCCAGGTTAAACACGATCTAACTAAAAAAGATGGCGATGCAATCACTATCCCATTAGTTGGCGCGTTTGATGATTCAGGCGGTGCTAATGATGGCTCAACTGATTTAGCGGGTAGCGAGAAGTCATTACCAAATGATGGCCATCGTATTTCGGTTGGCATTGTTCGTGATGCTTTTACTGTTAAGGTCGATGAAGAGCAAAAATCTCCAATCGGTTTACGTGAAGCAGGCAAAGTAGGTCTTAAAAATCTACAGCAGCGCTATTTACGTAACGACATTGAAACGGCTCTAGCTTCAAAAAATGGCGTAGCTTACGGCACCGCTTCAGAAGCTCAAAAAGATGCTTGGTTAGTGGATAATGCTGACCGTGTTTTATTTGGCTCGACTATTTCTAATAACGCTGCTAACGATCATTCAGCAGCTCTGTTAAATATTGACGCAACAAACGACACGCTAACGCCTGCAATGGTTTCTCTGGCAAAACGTATCGCGCAAACGGCTGTTACTGCAAATAGTGACGGTATGCGTCCTTATACATCAAACGAAGACGAAGAGTCTTTTATGATGTTCGTTCCTTCTCTGGCGTTCCGTGATTTTCGCGGTGCATTAGAAACTTCTGGTGATCTTCGTGATGCTGAAATTCGCGGCAAAAATAACCCTCTTTTCTCTGGCCCTTCATCTCTTTACTGGGATGGCGTGATCGTTCGAGAAATGCAGAGCTTAGGCGTTCTGTCTGGTGTTGGTGCGGTTGGTATTGATGTGGCTCCATGCTTCTTGTGTGGCGCTCAGGCCCTGGCGTCTGCATGGGCTATGACCACTAAATCAACAGTTCGCAAAGAAGACGATTACGGCATACGTCACGGTGTTGGTTTCATGGAAATGCGTGGTGTTGAGAAGATTCAATACGACCAAACTGGAACAGCGGCTCAGGATTGGGGTGTTGTAACTGTTTACGCTTCAGGCGTAGCTGACGTTTAATCATTCCTCTAACATGGGAGGGCTTCGGCTCTTCCTTCTTTTTACGGTGAGCTATGAAATTTAAATACACAGGCGAAATTAAAGACTTAACTATGTTTGGCTATGACTTTTCAAGCGGCGAATGTGAAGTAGAAGATTTGCATTTTATTAATAAGCTGAAAAACATTAAAGAATTTGAAGAGGCAAAAAAAGTAAAGCCAAAAGCAAAAAAAGCAAAGTTAGACAAAGCCAATGACAAAGACTGAATTAATTAAGCGCGTCTTGATTAAACTTAAGGTTATCCAGTCTGATGACACTGTCTCAACTGAAGATTCGGATTTAATCGGCGCAGTATATGACGAAGTTTATCAAGAGCTTAAAATTCAAGAGCTAGTAACCTGGACTTCTACCGGAGATATTCCGACTAGTCACGCTCAATCAGTGGTTAAAATTGTTGCCTCTCGCAGTGCTGACGATTTTGAGCATGAGGAGCTAAACGTACAGCGGCTATTAATTGAAGAGGCGCAAGCAATGGACAAGATAGCGATTTTAAATAGCGTCCCTTACGTGCCTACTTCAGAGCCGGAGTGTTACTAGTGTCTCGCATTCCAGTAATAACGTCATTAGCTATCGATAAGTTTTCAGGTGGCGTTATTCAAACAACTAGCAGCTCTACAAAGAATGCAGTATTTAGCAAGTATCCTGATGGGCGAATATTTGCAACTCAGCGTCCTGCTGTGAATGTGTTTGAAGATGCGAGTTCAGCAGTATCTAAAGCGAAAGGAAGAGGTATTTATTACTGGAATAAAGTATCAGCGTTATATTTTGTGAATGAAGATACTGTATATAAAAACTCTCATTCAGCGCCTTTAGCCGCAACGCTTACAGCAGGTACGTCGAGAATAGATTTTTTTGAAATTGGTGAATATTTAGTATTAATTGATTCCGTAAATAACGAAGGCTGGTATATCAATTCCGGTTCATCAACTACATTAAATTCCATAACAGATGTAGATTTCCCGCCAAACCAAACACCCACTTTGAACCTTGCTAGAGGTGGGGCCGTACTAAATGGGACGCTATACGTTTACGCTACAGACGGAACTATCTGGAATAGTGCTGTAGAAGACCCTACAAGCTGGAGTAGCTTGGATTTTCGCACATCAGAGCTAAAGCCTGACCCCGGCGTTTTAATGTTTAGGCACTCTAGCCATGTGGTTGCGGTGGGAACGGGTACGACTGAATTCTTTTACGATAATACAAACCCTACAGGCTCCCCATTAAGCCCGCGAACAGACATCGACCATTCTATCGGTGCGATTGATTCCGATACATTGTGGACGGATGGCGACACCGCTTTTTTCTGCAACCTGAATCATGCTGGCGATATTAACGTAACGATAATGTCAGGGTTTCAGGTTAAAAAAATATCAAATAATGATTTAGATTCTTTGTTAACTTCTGCAATTGTTCACGATGATATAAAAGTTATTGGTAGCGGGTTTTCTTCAGGAGGAAGAGGCTTTTATGCTTTAACAATGCACATAATAAGTGGCGGCGTTGTAACGCCTTATCAGTCAATTGTCTATGACCTTAGCTCCAATACATGGGGTGAATGGGAATTGATGCAGCCTGATATTGTTGAGTTCCCTTTGATTGGATGGACGCAAGCCACATCAACAAGAGCGGGTAATGGAATATTAACAAACGGCGATATTATAACAATCGTCGATAATAAAATACCTTACGACACCATAGAAGCGTCTGCTTATGTTGAGCCTGGATATGTAGAAGCTGGATACGTAGCAACAACCCCCGCAAGCGGCAACAATATAGAGCTGGAAATTATCACAGGCCCTGCTGATTTTGGGCGTAGAAATTATAAACGCGCTACCAATTTAAAAATCGTTGCAACGCCAACAGAAAACACTCAGTTAATGACTGTTCAAACTTCCGACGAAGGCAACGACAATTACAACACAGGCCGGACAATAGACTTAAGTAAATCCGGCCAAAAAATTACCCGTATGGGACGATTTAAAACGCGGAATCATAAATTAACGTATTCCGGCGACGAACAAATAGAAGTGGAAGGCATTGAATTAGATGTCACTTGAGCCGCCGCTAGAAAACCCAGGTCAAAGATGGTTTTTGAATTTATATAACTTTATTACAGACAATCGAAGACAAGTGTTAACTGTAAGCGGGTCAGTAAAAGAAAACAAAGAATCATTAGAAATAAACGGAACGACAATAGCCGCGACTATTGCAGAAACTAAAAATCATTCCGGCTTGTTTGTTGCTAAAAGCTTAAGTATTGGTATTCATACTGTGACACTAACCGCCGGAACTTGGGACGGTACAAACACAGTTGCAACATTTAACGCGGTTGGTGATTTTTTAGCGGTTTATTTTGATTCAAATGGTGACGGTTCAATTATTAATAATAACGGTGTAGTCCTTAGTTAACGTCGTGATGACGTGAGGTGATGATATGGGTGGTTTTGGCGATTTCTTTGATACCGTTGTTACGGTGGGGTCACTTGGCCTGGTTAATCCGGGCGCGGACGATGCAGCGGACGCGCAGATAGCCTCGCAAGATAGGCAAATAGAAGCAACTGATCAACAGTTTGAGCAAACAAGAGCAGATAATTTACCGTTTTTAGAAGCGGGGACAGGTGCGTTAAGTGATTTTCAAAATCTAATTAATAAAGGTCCAAAAGCTCCGACTGTTCCTATTTTTAATGGTGAAGCTGTAGCCGCGCCCACATTAGATCGTTTTAATGGTAGTGCTGTTAATGCGCCCACATTAAATCAATTTACAAACAATTCAAATATTAAAGACTTTGATTTTGATGTGAACAAAGTATTAGACAGCCCTAGGTTTAATTTCATGCGTGAACAGGGCGAAATACAACAAGACCGTGTAGCTGGTAAAAATAGAAATTTAGGTTCAGGTCAGCGGTTAATCGATGCGGCTAAATTTGGTCAGGGTTTAGCGACTAACGAAATTAACAATGAATTTAACCGACAATTAACAGAAGTTCAGCAAAACAATCAATCAAGTAATCAGCGTTTTAATAATGACTTTACAACCAATCAGGCAAATAATTTAACAGCGGGTAATCAGTTCGATTTCAATAATCAAAACCTTCAAAGCAGAATTTCACTAAATGACCTAGCCAATAACCAAGCCATTCAGCAGCAAGGCTTAAATAGACAAAATTTAAATGATCGTATGACTTTAGATAACCTAAACAACAGCAGAACATTACAGAACTTTAACCTTCAGAATGACCAGTTTAACAGCCGTTTAAACCGTCTGGCTGGGCTAATTGATGTAGGTCGAGGCACGGGCACTGCTTTGGGTAATTTCGGAGCTAACGCAACTAATAGCAATAACCAGAACATTCAAAATATGGGTGATATTAGAGCAGCGCAAGAGCTTGCGCCCGTTAATTCCTTCCTTAACTTTGTAAATACGGGCGCTAACGTTGTGGGCGCGTTCAATAAATAGGTGTAACAAATGGCACGACCAATAACGCAAAGTATTTTAAATCAATTGTCTAATCCTCACGGGCAGCAACTGGCCCAATTAGGCCAAACTGCTAACAGGCTCGGACAGCAAAACAGGCAATCAAAACTTAATCAGTTAAATTCTCAGTCTATTAAGTTGCAGCAAGAAAAAGTAAAAGCTGATTTATTTAAGGCTAATGCACCTGTTATTCATTCAGGGCTAACTCAACTTAAAGATGTTCCTTTAGAGCAAAGATTTGAAGCAGCTCAAGAGCTGTTTAAGGGTGTGCCTGGTATTTCAGAATTGATCGACGACCCTGAAGATTTTACGGACGAAAAGATAAGCCGGAATTTGAATTTTACGGGTCAGTTAATGGCAAATTCAAATAAAAGAAATAATCCTGCTACTAAGGCATTTGCTCCGGTATTGGTTGAGAACGATGAGGGCGAAAAGAAGTTAGTTATTCCAACGTTCAACCCAAATACAAACAAAGCGGAGTTATCCGCTGTCGACATGAAAAACGGCTTTAGGCTTGCCAAAGAAACAGGTCAAGAAAAAAGAGAAGCGGACGTTCAAGCAAAAATCAAAACCAAAAGAGGCGAAGCAACCGCAAAAAGCCAGGCTGAGCGTAGAGAAGATCAAATAAATCAAGGCTTAGATGCTGCTGATGGTTTCGCCAATGTCGAAAGAGCTTTAACGCTTATGAATAATGTTGAAACAGGCGGGATAGATAATGCGTCATTAAAAGCAAAGCAGTTCTTTGGTATTGAAGGAGCTGACGAGGCCGAACTATCTAATCGAATGGGTAAAGCTGTTTTAAGCCAATTGCGCGCAACTTTTGGTGCTGCATTTACAGCGGCGGAGGGAAAGCAATTACAAGTTATTGAGGCTGGCTTTGGTAAATCTACAGAAGGCAACAGACGTTTATTAGAGCAAACAAAGCGAATTATTTTAAGGTCTGCAAGGCGTGGCATTCGTGCCGCAAAAGCTACAGGCGATCTTGATACAGTTGCAGACATTGAAGAGGCTTTAGCGTTTACACTGGATGACAAACCAGAACAGCCTAAGCAAGCGCTACCCCAAATAAACGAACAAGGCTGGCAATTAATGACAGACGGGCAGGGCAATCAAGCCTATGTCGGGCCTAATAACGAAGTTCAGGAAGTGAAATAATGGCTTTTGATTTATCTACAGCAAAACCAGTAGAGACTCAAAAACAAGGCGGTTTTGATTTGTCTACGGCTAAACCTGTTCAGCAACCAGAGCAACCACAACAGCAGTCAGAAGACTTTCCAGGGGCCGGATTTATTGAGCCAGCGGCAACGGTTGCCAGTGCGATTCCTGCTGAGATTTTAGGCGGTTTATCTACGCTTTTACCTATGGCTATGGGCGACCCTGACAAAGCAGAAGCAAACCTAAATGCAATGCGCGAATTAATCCAGTTTCAACCTAAGACAGAAGCAGGTAAAGAGGGCTTAAAATCTTTGGGAGAAACATTAGAACCAGTTACAGATGTGTTGCAAACTGTTGAGGATAAATTCAGTCAATCAGGCGCTCAAACTTTTGACGCTTTAGGATTAAGTCCTGCTGTTGGCGCTGGTGCGGGTGCAGCATTGCCAGAAGCTATTGCAAGCGCTTTAGGGTTTAGCGTAGCGAAAAAAGCAGCAAAAATACCGTCTGTTAAAAAAGTGGCGGACACTTTAAACGATTTACCACTTAATGCTGAAACAGCAATAAAAAACCTACCAGCCACAACCGCTAAAGCAGCAGATAATACTAAAAAAATATTTACAGAGCAAAGTCAACTAAAACAGGCTATTGCAAAGCAAATAGAGTTCGGAGGCACAGATAAAAATCTAGCTAAATTTATTGTTAATGGTGCTGGTAAAGTTAAGAAAGACAAGCTTGCAATTGAGTCTATAAAACAAGGGTTTGATGAGGGCGTTATCGCAGCGGTAAAAGGCTCAAATGCTTCAGATAAATCAAGACTTTTAAAGATGGTCAACATAATGGAGAGAGGTAAAAATAATGCTTTATTTGCTACGAAACATCGACCTACCGATATTGCCGGAGATTCGTTAGTGTCACGTATCAATTATGTTAGAAACGTGAATAAAGAAGCTGGCTCAAGGCTTGATTCAATCGCCAAATCTCTAAAGGGCCAGCGTGTTGATTTCTCCCCAGCTGTACAGAATTTTATTAAAAAGCTAGACGATATAGGTGTTGAATTTGATGCAGATATAACGCCAAAATTTGGAAACTCGTCTATTGATGGCGTCGACTCTGCTGAAAAGATTGTAACAAAAATGATAAAAAGGCTTAAGTCAGGCGGTAGAGGGCAAGCTCCAGATGCTTATGACTTACACATACTTAAAAAATTTATAGATGAAAACGTAACCTTTGGAAAATCTGGCGAAGGCTTAAAAGGTAAAACAAAAACAATCTTAAAAGAGCTTAGACATGACATTGATACTATTTTAGATAACAACTTTAAAAAATACGACCAGGTTAATACGCGCTTTGCTGACACTATCGAGTCATTGAATTTACTAAAAGACGAAGCAGGTAAGAAAATTGATATTTTAGGTAAAAATGCTGACAAATCTACAGGTCAATTATTGCGCGGAATGATGAGCAATAATAAGGGGCGTATCGCATTAGTTGAGGCCGTTGATTCTTTGGAGTCTACAGCTAAAAAATACGGCGCGAAATTTAAAGATGATATTGCAACTCAGATGTTATTTGCTGATGAACTCGACTCGGTATTTGGCCCAGTGGCTAAAACGTCTTTAGCTGGTGAGGTTGGGAAAGCGACAAGGAAAAGCGCTGAAGTTGTTACGGGTAGACGCGGCCCTTTGGATGCTGCGCTTGATTTAGGTGAAGCAGGTTTAAATAAGGTCAGAGGAGTAGATGAAAAGGGCGCTTTTAAATCTATAAAAGAGCTATTAAGACGTTAAAACCACTTATCTTTAATAACCGTCCCTATTAACCAAAGAGCTTCAACAGCAACATAACCAGCCGCGAAATACGGGTTAATTATATAAAGAAGAAGAGTCGTGATAATGAAAAATTGTCCGTGTCTCATTCGTCGATTATAACCACAAAACACCAACAATTAAAAACAGAAACAAAAACAACAACTTAACGTCGTGATGACGTGAGGCAACTATGAGCAATATCACACTAAGAGCGACCAAAGGCGTTGATTTAACGCAATCAGAGCTTGACGCGAATTTTAAAAAAGCGGCCCAGGCTAAGATTTCTAATTACACGATTGTTGAAGCTGACAATCGAGACACAGTTGAATTTACTGGTACTTTTACCGCGACTTTGCCGGATGCTACAGCGATTGCCGCGGCTTCTGACACAGGTGATTTTGAAGTAACGATTAAAAATATAAGCACTGGAACTATCACTATAGGTCGAGCTAATGCGCTAGATACAATAGACGGAACGGCTGCGGATATTTCGTTGACTGAGAATGAGTTTGCTTGTTTAAAAGTAAATCAAGCTGGAACTGGTTACAATATTATCAGTATCTCCAATGACAGTAATGCTGACACCGTTGACGGTTTAGAGGCCAGTCAGTTCTTAAGGGCTGATGCTAATACTGTGGCTACTGGTAATTTAACGATAACGAATGCCGCGCCTCAATTAATCCTTAATGAAACGGATGGAGGACTAGACCAGAAGAAATGGAAGCTACTTGCAAACACTGAAGCACTTCAAGGAACAGCAGTAGATGATGCTGATGCTAATGCTGCTACATGGCTTATTGTTCAAAGATCGGGAACGGGGTCAAGTGTATCAATAGATTCAATTTCTTTAGGCGGGACAATTATAAATCTAGCCGGCACATTTCAATATAACGGCGTATCAGTAACCTCAACAGCAGCAAAATTAAATTACAACGACATAGCCACGTTAGGCACAGTAGAAGCAAGTAAGACAGTTACAGCAGATGCTAGTGGGAATACAAATTTCCCAGCAACTAAAGGGGTAACTTTAGGTGGTGGCACTGATGTTTTGTCTGAGTACGAAGAAGGAACTTGGACACCAACATTGCAGGATGCAAGTCTAAGTGATGCAGAGGGGCAGACCTACAGTGCCAATGGACAAGTTGGAGAATATACAAGGATTGGTAATATTGTTTTTTTCTCTGGATATTTGAGTGTAACAAGTATTGGTACAACAGGAGGGGATGCGCGTATCGCTGGCCTTCCCTTTACGTCAAAGAACACTACTAATTTATATCATGGATTTTCTATAGGTGACAACAATTTAAGCGCACTATCAAATGAAATTTTCGGGTTAATGTGGCCCAATACGAACTATTTCTATTTAACTAGAGAGGGGAGCATTAAGCTAACGGTGAATGATTTCAATACAAGCGGTGATAATATCAAGTTTAGTGGGCATTATCAGATTTAGAAGATATAGCATATAAATGTTTAGTTGTAACTCATGTGGGAGCGCATAGTGCAATAAAAATAAACAACATAGCCCCTTGATTGGGGTTTTTTTGTGGGCGAATAACAAGGCCAGAGAATGAGCGCAGAAGCAGACCTTTTATCATACGGCTGGCCGACTCTTTTGGCGGCTTCATTTTTAACAGTTTCGGCAAGATATTTATTAATTGAAATAAAAAACAAGCGAGCAACTAATGACAGAAGCGGAGATTCACCAATACTTACCTCGATCAATGAATCACTTAAATCAATTAGACAAATCTGTAGAGAGATTATCGATGCTAACGCGCAAATACTCGCGCAGGCAAATGATATTGATGCGACTGAAGATGATATTAAAAAAGAATTGGAAAGAGTTTACAGGGTGGTTTCTGATCTTAACGATATTCTTAAAAATCCTTCCAGCCCTGCTAGTAATGTAAGAATAATCGACAAAGAAGACGAGATTATACAGTTATTAAACGACATTAAAATTCAGTTAGCGGGGCTTAAATGAAAATATCAGAGCATTTTGATTTAAGGGAATTAGTTAACCCTCAAATGTACAATCATCCGGCTATCGGTAATAGATCAGCGGACTTTTTAAATGTTAACACAGGGAAAACGCTGGAAGACCTTAGAGCCGATTTCGGGCCGATTACCGTCAACGACTGGCACGTAGGCGGGAATTATAAAAACTCTGGCCTACGCTCTCCCAATTCAAGCGTTGGGGCTACATTTTCAGCCCATAAGTTCGGCACTGCTTTTGATTTAAAGTTTAAAGATCATAAAGCTGAATACGTTTATTTTCACGTTTTAAACAATCAAGAAAAATATCTCTTCATTCGTCGCATGGAAAATGCAGAGCGGACTATTACCTGGTTGCATATCGAGATAAGTACAGAGGCCCGAAAGGGTGAAATAGCTATTTTTAACCCGTGAGGAAATTATGAAAAATTTAATACTTAAAAGGTGTTGTTTGTGGGTGGTATCTTTGGTTTTTTTGGCGTTGATATTTTTGGGTAATCCTGCAAAAGCAGATATAACGCTAAACCCGAATGTGAGGGCGGATTTTACACTCAGCTGGATTCATCCAAGTACATATATTGATGATTCGCCGCTACCCCGGGTAAATATACTTAGCACTGTTATCGAGGTTTCTCTGGATGGCGCAACCTGGACAGCGCTTCCCAATACAATCGATGAAACAACTGATTCATTGCCTAACGGCACAGCTAACTTGTTAACCGCTGCCCTAGCTGAAGGTGTTTACAGTTACAGGGTGTTAACGGTTGTTGTGGGTAATTTAATATCAAGCCCATCAAATACCGCGCAGGTGACAGTTTTTATCCCAAAGCCGTCGGCGGCTCCATCCCTGTTAACAGTGGAATAGAGCTTCTGCTTGCTTCAATATTTGCATTTTTTGAGAGGATTAAATTATGGATGCTGAAACTATACAGAAAGCTATTCCAACGCAAAAAACCCGATTAAATTGGCTTAAGGCTTTGTCTATTGTGGCTACTTCCGCATGGCTGGCAACAATGGCAGGCTATATCACAACAGAGGCTAATATGGTTACGTTCGTTATGTGGGCCGAGTTTGAGAAATGGCTGTTTATATCTTACGGGGCAACAGAAGTTGGCTCTAAGTATTCTCATGCAGTTATGAATAAGCAATGAATAAATATATATTAATCGGCTCTTTATGTGCTTGTTTAGGGGGGTTTTTCTACGGTGTAAAGGTCACTAATACTAAGTGGGTAGCCAAGACTCAAACAGCCATTAATGAGGCCGTAATTGAGGCTAGATTAGAAGAAAAAATTAAACAGGATAAAGTTAATGAAATACTTCAAACTCAAATCAATGATCTTAACTCCATTAATACTAACCTTAATAATAACATTGTCAGCTTGCGAAACCGTCCAAGTCGTCGGGTCGTGTCCGACAATCCCCAAACTAACTGCAAGGGTGCAAGTGGGCGAGAGCTTTCAAGAGAAGACTCGGAATTTCTTACAAGGCAAGCTGCCAGAGCGGACACAATCAGAAGCGCCTTAAAATCCTGTTATTCCTATGTTGATTCAATACAGTAATTTATCTGTCATTCATTTGGGGGATTTATAATATAGGGGAAAATACTATATTATAAATTAATTCAAATTATGACGAAATAAGGCAAAAAATTATAAGTTATGATGATTGATAGGTGGTGTTGAATTAATTAACCAATAAGCCACCATATAGATAAGAAAAATAAAAAGTGGCATGGAGCTGTAGATTTTGGGGAAGTGGTTAAACATCGTTATAGTGGGCATTATTGCCATTAACGCTTTATCATCCGTTTATTTTAAAGCGAGTGAGTTGAGCGAGTTTGCAATAATCAACGAATACACTGTGTCCTTGTTAATGTCGTTTGATGATGACCCGATGACCGAATCAGACATGGAATTTTTGTGGGAAAACGAGATGGTTCCACATACTTATGACGCTCAAATCTACGACAACCAATACGATGATAGCAATAAAATACCCGCCGCACCTATTCCCGCTATACTAACAATTGACACTTTAAAGCAGCATCAAGGGCGAATAATCTCGCCTCCATTCATAATAAATTTATACGAAAAACCGCCACCACTCCCGCCAGTCTAATTCCTTATTTCGCATATATTAAAATTTTGAGGGTGTCGAGACAGTACGCAAATACTGTCCCGACTATCAACCCGCCACTTACGAAAATGAGGGATTAACAAATGAATTATAACAAAGATGGTAATAAAAATGTCACAGAACTTAAAACAGTTAAAAAATTATTAGCACAGCACAGAGCCGAGAATAACAAAATAATAGATAAAATGGTTCGCTGTGTCATGGAGCGTGATTTTGATATTGAGAAGCGTTTGAAGCGGATTGGGATAGAGCTGGATTAGAAATAAAAAAAGGCGTAACCATTTATTGATTACGCCTTTTATTACGCCAAACCATCATAAGTTATTGATAATCCGACTATAATTGGCTCCCCGACCTAGAGCTTTTGCATTTTTCACCATATTTCTCAAAAATCCATTATCACCCTCAAAACCCTATCATATGGCGGTTTCAGGCAACCACTAAAAAACACATACACCGCAAAGACTC